GAAAACCTGCTGTTTGAGTTTGGTACACCAATTCCCTCGCTTGACCGAGATTGGAAATCCATAAGGGCTTGTTTCTTGAGTTCCCCTGTGCAGAACTGACTCCACCGAGTCGCAAAGCCTGTTGCTTGAGGTTGCTCGTACACCAATTCCCTCTGAGGATGGGAAAGCCGTAAATCCGCTCTCTCTCTCTCTCTGAGTCTTGCGTTTCATTGGGCGGTAAAAGATTTTCTCGTAAGTAAGTTTTTCGCACGAGGTCAAAGGCTCTGTCCTTGAGTCTATCGACACACCACGGATGCTGTCGAACAGGGAAACCATAGCATTGTTTTCCAAATCGCTTACTGATACATTCTGTATAGAACTGTCTTTCGTAAGTGAGTTTCTCTCTTGCTCTCGCACATATATGCTCCACGGTGAGTCCGTATCGCTCTTTGATGATGGCATCGGCTTTAGCCTTGAACTCCACCATCGGAGGGAGGTCGGCAGGGATAGTGTCAGTAGCCCACACCTCAGCGTGAACTACTCTGTCTATCCGATAGCCCAACTGCCTACAGGCTTCTAAACAAGCGAGAGAGTCTTTTCCGTAGGAGAGGGATAAGATGTATTCTGTGTTAGGGTCGTTCATCTCACCACCTCCACGTTGACCGCCACAACTCTGTATCGCTTCATATTGACATTCCTACGCTTTAACTCGTGCAGGATGTCATAACCTGTGAACAACAGAGGAGCGTGATACTCGTTGATTATCTGTCGGTAGTGAGGGTAGCGAAAATCCGTACCTGTGATGAATTTGCCTGTTTCTCGGTGTTGGATAGCGTAGAGGGTATTGGGCTTAGGGTCGTGCTTCTCGCATCTCTTGCAGATGTGACTGCCCTCAGGGATGACCTCGCCGCACATCACACATCTGTCTGCATCAGCCATTGTCATCCCTCCTATCCATTAGCCTTGAAATTATAGATAGGTAAGAGCCTGTCCAAGATTTCCACGGTCGGCTCGATACACTCCATAATCTCCTCAAAATTCTTATAGACAAAAGGTGCTTCATCAATGGTGCTTTCGTTGATGCAAGTGCTGAAAATACCATCCATCTCCTGAGCGTATTGCTCCACGGAGAACAGTTCTTTAGCCTTAGAACGAGAATAGAGCCTACCTGCTCCGTGGGGAGCGGAGTAGTTCCAATCCACGTTGCCCTTACCTTTGCAGAGGAGCATACCATCTCTCATATTGAGAGGGATAACGAGGATTTCTCCTGCTTGAGCGGAGATAGCACCTTTTCTCAAAATGCGATGGTGAACATCAATGTAATTGTGGATGGAGTTTATATGGTCGGTGATTTGACCGCCCATAGCCTTTACAATCGTGTGTAACATCCTGCGGCGGTTTTCGTTGGCAAATTCCTGCATAATGTTTACATCGTGGAGGTAAGCCAACATATCATACCCGGTGAGGTAGCAAAGGTCACGGTTTACGCTGACCTTATGCTCAGCAATCCATTGCTCACGCTTACAAGGCTCAATGGTCTTTAACTCCTCTTTCATCAAGCGGTAGTTATGCTCCTTGACACGCTTCTCAGCGAGAGTCTGATAAAAGGCCGCCACCTTGTAACCGATATTACGGCTACCGCTATGAACGGACAGCCAACCATCCTCATAGGCTTCTATAAAATGGTTACCGCCACCGAGAGTTCCGAGAGCGGTTTTGGCTCTCGCCTTAGTTTCGGAGTCGAGATGCTCCCAACAAAGCAGACGAGAAAAATCCCACGGCTGTTCCTCTTTGTGAGTGTCCATACCAAAGGGGATGTATCTGCGGATGACGGCATCGAGTTCCTCAAGCCTATCTCTGAAATTGATGTTAGTCTTTACGAGGTCAACACCGCATCCGATGTCAACACCAACGAGGTTAGGGCAAACCTTATCGGTGATTTTCATAGTAGTACCAATCACACATCCTGCCCCTGCGTGGCAGTCAGGCATAATGCGGATATGAGCGTTTTCACCGAGAGGGGAATTTGCCATCTCAAGGATTTGTGAGATGGCTTCCTGCTCTACAGTCTTTGCGAATATGGATATATCTCCATACTTAGTATTGTAAATCATTTTGTTCCTCCATATCATCAAAGGTTAATTGGACTCCTACATCGACAATGCCGTTCTCATCATACACATCAAACCACTCGCCACAGTAGTTCTTAGTGGCTCGGAGCAATTTGAGAATGGTACTCAGTCGTTTGCAGGTGTATAGGTGCATCCCTTTAGGGTTTACACCCAAACCTAAGAAAGTGTTGCGATAGAAACGAGAAAACTTGTTGCTCTTATAGACGGCTCTATCCTCGGTCATAATCTTACGCTCCGGGATGACAGTACCATCGGTTTTCTTTATCTCAGGTATTGTCATCTCGTAAGGGGCTTTTCTAAGATAATACATACTGTCACCTCCTAAGTCAGTTTTATCTTGCCATCGTCCGTGGTGCCGCTCTCCTTGAGAGCCAAACCATAGACATAAGTACCATCGTTACGATGCTTGATGGGATAACCACGCATAGCAACCTCGTTATAAAAGGTCGTGCTACCCATAGGCTTGTACCTGTTGTCAGGCTTCACACACCAACCTGAGTAGGCTGAGTACAAAGCACCTCTGAGTATCATCTTGTCCTCTCCGAACTCGCAGGAGTCCTCAAGGAAATTACCCACTCTGTCGTGGAGTTTGCGGTAGTTCTTAGTGGCTTCCACTACGCAAGGGGGAGGATTGAGTCCATTCTTGACATAATCGGCACAGCCATCAAAGAGCCATTTGAGAATGGTCGGTCTGTTCTCCGGCATAGCAAACAACTCTTTCAAGTTCTTATCCTGCTTACCCTCGGTGAACTGTTCGTTGAACTCAATGACCCAAATACGATTGGATGTAAACACGGTGTCATCGGTGGCGGCAGGTAGGTGGTTGGTTTCAAGCCACAGGGTGAACTGAGGGGTAAAGTTAAAGGAGTTCTGAAACAATCCACGAGTGACGAGAGTGTCACGACCTGTCATTGTTTTCATACTCGCCGCATCCAAGCGAACATCTCTTGCAGACTCGGACATTCTGACGAGTCGTGTACCTACCAACTTAGCGAGGGCAGGTTGCGGAGCGTTGAAATCGGTTGTGCGGCCCGACTTGTTCTCGCAGATGAGGTCAGGGGGAGCGGTATCAGCGTAGTCCTCTCCGAGAATGGTATTGATGGTTGAGAACAACGTGCCTTTACCATTTCTCGTCTTAGCACCATAGGCTATAAACATACACTCCTCTCGGTTTACACCGAGGAGCGAGTAGCCTAAGGCTCTCTGTAGGAACTTTGCCTTATCCTTATCGCCGCCTGTAATCTCGTCAATGAACTTAGCCCATCTCTTACAGGGTTTCGTGAGGGCATTTGGCAAAGAGCAGGTGGTTTTCTTTGTCACGTTGTACGGAGTGATGTCAGCGATAGGCTGTCCTGTCTGCAAGTCATAAGCGACCGTGGGAGTGTTGAGTAGGTACGGATTTGTGTCCATATCCTTTAGGCTCATTCTCACCATCGTCTTGAGTACCTCCATAATGTTACGCATTGGAGTGTATTTACGGATGGAGGATATGTACTTGCGGTACTTGTCGATAACCTCTTTTGCTTCCTCATCGTCCTCTCCGATAGCGTTGGAGATTTCCATACAGTAGAGGATGAGGAGGTTGAGGAGGGTTTGGAGCATATCGGAGATAGCACCATTCTCGCCCTGCTTGACCCAACATCTATTCCATACATACCAACAGTCATTCTGAGGGCAGTAGCGGATTTCGTCATTGTAGAGGTTGCTCATCAGAGTAGCCATACCGATGTCATCCCAAGAGTAAACGAAAGAGGTGTGGGGCTTGAGAGCCATAATCTTGTACATCATCGCTGACATACCCTCGTCCTCGATAATCTGTCCGTTACTCAATTCGTAAAGGTCTGAATTAGCCATTGTCCGTCACCTCCTCATTCTTGATAGCGTAGAACAGCATCCCACGCTGTATGTATCTCTCGGCAAGGCTGAATTGCCACGACATAAACCAACCTCGATTGGTGATTTTGTCGATGAAATACACAAATTCTTGTTTTGCGAGTTCGTCAAGGGAGGTTATGGGGCCGCCCTTGCGGTATTTTCTCTTATACTTACGGCTCATCTACCCATCCTCCTTTGCATCGTTTCTATCGTGGATGTGAGGTCATCAAACCTCTCATTGAGGTTGATATGCTCATCACCATCGAAACAAACTGTAGCCATCCCATTGGAGTCCTGCGTGATGCAGGTCACGTTGGCAAGATTGATAAGAACTGTATAGCCGTTCTGTGCTTTAAGTTCGATAAAATTCATCTCTTATACCTCGTTACGCTTCCTACGATGGTTTCAATCTCGCTCTCCGGCAGGAGTGGGTCACACGCTACCGTGTTGCAATATATCAACTCATCGAATATTTGTTGTGGGCTGTAGCCCTGATTGTGTAACATCCCTGCAAGAGATGTTAGACAGATATTTCTGCACCCATCAGGAATACGAGGATAGACAGGACGGAGTTTTATTCGGTCTTGCGGTCTTTCCCATATCGGATGGTAAATGCGAGTGGTAACAGGCTTCTCGGACTCTAAATCACGGATGTCAGGAAAGTATCGCTCAATAATGTAGTCAATGGCATCTTGATTTTCGATGACATCCCTATACAAGAGGACATCTCCTGTCATAATAAAGTACCGAGCAGACTTGTAGATTTCCACTCCCTTTAGGTTGTTTTTGCCTTTGAACGGCAGAGTACCTCGGAGGAGAATGTGAAACCCTCTACCGCTCTTGCTACGCTCGGTGTAGGACTTACATTCTCCTATGATGTCACAGGCGAGGGTGGAGAGGAAACCATCCTCTCCGTACCCATCGTCAATGTCGATACCGACTATGCCGTTATCATTGAACACAAATCCTGGATAGGTGATTTCACCCTGCTTAACGGCTTCCTCTGCTTCTGCAAAGGGCCGCCAAGTCTGAGGATTGGTGGAGGATGCGGCATAGAGGGTATCTATTCTCATTGGAACTTTGGAGTCAATACCCACACCGACCCATTGGTCGAGGTTACGGAGTTCTGTGGGTATGTTCTGCAAGTTCTTTTCATCCATCCTGTTCATATCACATCAGCCCTCTGCGTTTCGCAACCTTGCGTTCAAACTCTTTCATCATATCCCAAATAATGCTCTGATTGATGTTGTGCTTCTTAGCCACCTCATACACATTATCCGAGAGGGTGTCATAACCTCCGTACACGGCTGTGAGAATTTCTCTATCCCTGTCGGAGTAGGTCTTTACGATAGCGTTACAGGCAAACCAATTATTCTTATCTGCTTCCGAGCGGAAACGAGGTTGCTGAGGGTTACGAGCATAATAACGCATCGTGTGCCTTACGAAATCTGAATAAAAGGGTCTGTTCATTCTGCCACCTCATCAGCCTTAGGCTTCTTGCGAGTCTTAGGCTCAATCACAGCAGGGAAAAAGTATGTATCATCTACGATGATTTCATTGTCCTTTTCCACGACATTCTTACCGTGGTTTACGATACCGATAGCGTTTGCAATCGGCATTTCGCTTTTCACCTTTACCTTGCCTGTACGCATAACAAAGGTGACCATACCATTAGTGTGCTTGATTTTCATTTCTTGTGTCCTCCTTTGAACAATTTTCTGAAAAATCTCTTGATGCAGTATAAGAGGATGTACCACAACTGCTCCAAGTAACCTACTTTACGATAGCCCATTGTCCTTATCCTCCTGATACCATTCGTTAATATCTACACCGATGTCTTTCAACATCCGATGAGCCAACCATTCGTTATCGCCCGGCTCATCCATTTGGTAGAACTCTCTGAGGGCTTTGTGTTCCTCGATAAAGGCTTTCCAAAACCTCTTGAGTCGTTTCTTTTTCCAACCGTAGTGTGCCATAAGGGTGTAAAGCACCATCGCATCTATATCTGCGGCATACTGCTTATCCCTCTCGACCAACTGACGATTGATTTCGATGTTCATTGCCTTTTTCTCGGCGGCGGTCAACTCCGCTCCGAACACCTTACCGCCATACTTTTTAATTCTCATTTTGCGGCACCGCAGGGAGAGTTACAGATAATTCTGCCACTCTGACACTTAGGTACGAGCATAAACTGCAACTCCGGCTCTACGAGAGCGACCATATCTTTTACGAGGTTGCGGATTTCCCATTGTGCCTTGTTGCACAATCTCTCGTTGCTGATGTGGATAAGTTCTCTGAGGTTGCAGGAGATGTAAAGAGAGGTTTCACAGGCATTGGGGAGAATGAAACGAGCATCCTCATTCGGAGTACCCTCGTAGGTATGTTTCTGATACCATTCGTTAATCTGCTCCATCTCCTCGTAGAACACGTTGTCCTCTATATTGGGAGGAGTGACGAACTTGAAACCATCCTCGGAGCAGTATCTCTGACTACGCTGAGTGAAACTGCAATGTCTGTGACGGACTAACTGATGGGAACAGGCACGAGAGATGCCCTCGACCTTAAAGGTGAAATAAATATGCTCAAACACGCTGTGGTGTCCGTTTCGGTAGAGGTGCTTGACCAATCCGAGAGGATTTTTAGGGTCTGAGTCATAGCAGATGGAAGCGATAGATGCTATCGTTTCGATGGGGTTAGGTGTTGCCTGTACGAGCGTTACTTTCATTTAGATGCCCTCCTTAAAAGGTAAGTCAATGAGTTCAGGTTTGTGCTTCTGAGTCCATAACGCTCCGAGCATATTCCAAACGAAAGCACGGTCGTGTGGCTCATCCGTATCGCCCCTAAGCCACTTGAGGTAGTGTCTTACACCGCTATCAATGTAGCAATGGAGGTCAATGCCTTTTTCCCAATTACGCTCAGCGTATTTCTTAGCACCCTCCTCGTAGTGTTTGGAAACCTCAAGTAACATTGTGAATACATCCCATTTGGCGGCTTCTCTGAACTTATCGAGAGCGAGTTTGAGATAAACACTCTCGCCGCTATAGATGTACTGCGAAATCGCTAAGAGAACGGCATCGTCATTGTCCGTAAGGGAAACATACTGTGCGATTACATCCAAAGGGAGTAGGTCGCATCGACCCTTACCCTCGGCTATGTCACGGACAGCCCCGGACTCAAACGCTCTGCGTTCTCCGCTATCTTTGATTGCCATAGTGTTCTCCTATTCTGAGTGGCTGAGAGGATGGGAGTCACCCTCTCAGCCCTCGTAGATTATTTCAAAAGAGCCGTGAGGTCGAGAGCAGATGCTGTCGTGGGCTGTGCGGCAGGGGCCGCAGTAACAGGTGCAGGAGCAACGGCAGGTGCTTCCGCTACAGGCTCGTGACCGAGAGTGAGAGCCTTTTCTACAGCAGGAGTGTCAAAGCCCTCTGCTACCCACTTGTCACCGAGATTTGCAAAGGTGATGTTCTTAGTGGGGTCGTTCTTGTTCGGCTGTACGGTGTGGGTAACCTCAGCACCGATGTAGCGGTCAATCAACCAAGTATGGTCGATTTCCTCCAACGTGAAATCGTTGAGGGCAGTCTTTGCAAAGTAACTGAAAGCGTTACAAGCACCCTCGTTCATAACTCCACCCTGACCCATAAGCGAGAAACGCTCGGTGTGGGTGATACCCTGTGCGTTGACCAACTTTACCTCAACCTTACCGAAATCAGCGTTGTAGGTGCAGTCATAGATACGGAAAATGTGTTTACCTGCCGGACAGACAGTAAAACCGCTCGTCATTGGAATAGTAGCCATAATTATTTCTCCTCCTTGATTTCGCTCGTTGTGAGCCTTAATGTTTCTGTGGGTCTGAGGTACTGTGCATATACCTCTGCGTTGGCTTCCTTGAAAGCCTTTTCGTCAAACTTATTGCTGACTGTCTTAGAGAGAGTGAACACGATGCGAGAGCCTTTGACCTCGACCTGTTTATCGCCCTCTCGGAACTGACTCTGAGCATAAGCCTTAATTTGGTCGGTGAGTTTCTTGAGTTCCTTTTCCTTATCAGCGACTGTGGCTGTGACGGACTCAATCTCCTCTTTTAATGCTTCTGCCTTAGATACGAGTTCGTAGATGTCGGTGTCAGGATTGAGAGTGTTGGTACGGAGAGCCTTGAGGATTTCCGCATCCTTTTTCTCATCAAACTCAGGGCTGACACCCTTGAGAACATAGGTGTTCCACCAAGCCGTAGCCTGTTCTATGTAGAGGTCGAAATTCGGATAACGCTCCGAAACCTTGAACTCATCGGTGTACACGTTCTCGTTGGCATAGGACGGAACAACCTGCTCAGGATGCTCGTAATCGCCCTTGCCGTCCTCAAGCGTTACACAGACCATCAGTACCTTATCAACTCCGAGGAGGTAAGCGTAAAGGGCCGCCTGTAATGCTTGATAGTGAGGGGCTTCTCCATCTTTCCATCTGTCCTCAAGAGTGCCGGAGCGACCATCGACCTGTACAGTCTTGATTTCGACTACATATTCGATATTGCCGTTATCGTCCTTGATGAGAGCATCCCACATACCACCGAAAATCGGTTGGTTGGGGTAGAAATCGCCCCAAGTCTTTTTGAAATGGTCTTTGCCGTAAACATCCTCAGGGGTTACGAGTCTGCTACCAAAGCCCATAGACTTACGGAGGAACTCAAACACCTTAGGCTCTATGACCTGACCTGCGTTGGTGTACTTGTTGCCCTCAAAGGGTATCTCGTAGGTACGAGTGCATCTGCACCACGCTTCAAAGGCTGTCGAAAAGGGATTGACACCGAGAACTGTGGGGAGATGAGTACCTGTGATTTTCTTAGGCTTCTTAGGAGCATCGACTATAATCGAGTTCCCATTCCACTTGAGGTCTTTCATTTCTTTTTACCTCCTGTTACGAGGGCATACACGATACAGGCTACGACCTCAGCCATAATAGTGGCGAGGACACCTGCTAAGAACGGATTGATATACATATTAGTTACCTCCCATCAATTCGGTCATCTTGATAATGAGTGCTTCACAGTCTGCTTTGGAGATGACAGTAAAGCCCTTAGTTTCTACGGCAATCTTTGCGATTGCTTCCTCACGTTCAGCAGAGCCATCTCTGTACTTAGTGAGTACCTCTTTCAACTGCTTAATCTGAATGTCACTCGCATTGCCGGATGCACCTGTCAAGGGCTTGTCCGTAGTAGTGGGAGTGAGTTTTACAGGAGCAGTCTTAGGAGCGGCGGTAGCAGGTGCAGGGGCCGCAGTAGTAGGTGCTACAGGAGCAGGTGCAGGAGTGTTAGTTCCGCTTGAGGGGTCAAGGCTGTCAGGCTCACAAATATCCATCGCCATCATATAGAGGTAGCGGCGGTAGTAAGTGATTGTCGCTCCGAAAGCCTGTACGGAGTTAGTACCCTTGTTCTCATCCAACTTTTCCATAGGAGCGTTGAAATAGATGGTTTCCTCCGGGTTTGCCGTGTTGAGGATGCACATTGTTGCCCTGTTGTCCTCAAACGACACGAGAGAGATGAGACCGATGTCCTCAAAAATCTTAGTCACGACAGGAACGATGTCATCAAGTTCAAAATACTTGAAAGCCAAGTGCATATTCTTGCCTGTCTTTTTCGCATCAGAACTGAGGAACATCGCCCTCGCCTTGAGTAACTTTTGGTAAACATTCATTTCGCTTACCTCTTTCGCTGTGGTTTTTGCTGTTGTGGTTGCCATTTTTGGTTTCCTCCTTTTATTTTTCTCAGGTTTAATACCTAAAAAATCGTTAATTCGTTTCTGAGCCAATTCGATGTAGAACGACTTATCCACATCCTCGACTCGTAGGTGATTATCGTTGTCGATAATGCAATGCTCAGGGAGCGACTCAATCTTAGCCTGTGAGTCATCGTCATCGCCCTCTCCTGCCTTGACCTTGAACAGTTTGCCGTACCTCGTATCAGCCGTAGCATAGACACGGTTGACCTTTTGGATGGGCTGTTGTTCGCCATCCACGAGGTGATAGGCTTCCTTGTACTTGCTTCCTGCTTTTGCAATCAACTGAAAAGCGTGGATGTCGGTACAATCTGTAATCGTGGTTTCAGGTGGAGTGCCGAAAACGAAATAGTCCACGATGGCTTTGGCTACGATGGTAGCGTTGTTGTTTATGTTGAAAGCACCTGCCGGAGCGATGCCACGGACGAGGTAGCCGCCTTTGATTTTCCAACGTGGCTCACCTTTGTCGGTGTACAACTCTCCTGTGGGGATTTCCACATAATTGTTTACATCCTTTTGAATGATGCTCTTGATTTTGTCCTCCTCAAGTTCAAAGCCTGTGCGGTCTTGCCATTCCTGCGTAACCTCAAGCACCTTTGGGTAATCGCTTTCATCGAAAGACACCATAATACCATCGGTGTTTAACTGAATGATTTTGAGGGTAGGACACTCTGAGATAAGATGTCGTGACAACTCAAGCAGGAATAACTGACCTGTGATGCACACGCTTCTACCCATCAGAGGGTCGAGCAGGTCATTATACTTGTTGAGCATCGCTCCGTAGGTTGTATTCGCAACCAACTTGAGAGCGTTTGCTGTAGCCTTATCTCCTGCTTTTTTGGCTTTCATACGAGTTTCAAGCATATCCGCATAAATCTTAGGGTCAGGGATATTTCGGCTCGTATAGCCACAAATTGTCATCAGATGAGGGTAATACGATGCGACATCGTAGTTTCGGATAATTCTGCCGTTACCCTCGTGTTCTTGATAGAATGGGATAGCACCGTGGATGCCACCAAAGGCGATTTTGGTGACACAATCGTCAATGTTGAATGTGTAACTCTTACCCTTGACCTTGTTTCCTCGCTTGTCCTTACCGCCGAACAATTCCAAATCGGAAATCGTGTGGTCGTAGAGCAAATTAAAGAAATCGAAAACCTCTTGAGGGATGTACTCTCGGAGGAGGTTGTTAGGGTATTTGTACTCACGCTCATCGGTGTATTCGACTGTTTTCTGAGCATCGACATACAGAGCCGTGAGTTTCGCATTGGTCATACTAAGTGCTTTGACATCATCGGTGTGCTTCAACCTGCCGAGGTATATCTTATTGGTGAGATACCCTTTTCGCAGGTCTGTCAGTTCCTCGGTACAGTCAACATCGTGTTTACAATACTTAATGGTGAGAGCCAACTCCTCAGGAGTGAGAGGTCTATCGAGGTTGAAATCGACCTCGCTTTCCTCGATGCTCAGACCTAAGTGACCCTCGATAGCCTTGAGGGATAGACCCTTTTGCATATCGTCCATTACATCCACGTTGTTGAAACGATAGAACACACCTTGCAGGATAGGACATTGCCATCCGGGATTGTTCTGAGGTACTATCCAATCGTTGACCTGCTTGACCTCCTCAGGAGTGAAACCTGCACATATCGCTTTGATGATATATTGGTCATATCCTTTGGAATTAAATCCGCAGTAGATGGAGTCATCGTTGATGAACTCCTTAACACCGAGATTGTCATTGTGGAAAACTGCGTATTCGCCTGTTTCCTTGTCCTTGAAAACGACTATAAAATCGTGGGCGAAAACCTCTGAGTCATAGGTGTACCATCTCATACGCTTACACCTCCCAACAGGCTGTCGAGCCATTCAGAACGAGTCTGCGGCGGTTGCCAATCATCCTCACGGACTGCAAAAGCATCGCCGTGTTGAATGATATTGGGGTAATTATCCATCGCAACCTCCATCGGATAGGGGTCAATCTCGTATGCGTGGTAGGTGACATTGGTAAAGCCCATCTGCTCCAAGCAATATCGCCCGGTCGCAATGCCGTCATAGAGAGAGAGAACAATAATCTCCTCGTCACGAGGAACATCTTTGAGTGCGTGATTTAGCAGGTGGATGATGACCTCAGCAGTCCATCCGTTACCGAGTGCTTTGTAGGCTTGACTGTCCGATACTGCCTTGCAGTAATCGTCAGGCATCGTCTGCAATCTCGCACACTCTTTAACAGTCAGTTTGCGGATGATGTAGTAGCCATCTGCGAGGTCAATCTCGTACTGCTTACCTTTGATGGTGATGAGTCCGTTCTCGACCTTATAGACCGTGTAGGTCTTACCATCTGTACCTGACCGAGCCTTTGTCGGCTCTCCATTCTCATCCCACTCGACTGCGATTGCAAAACCGATAGGCTCTGCAACTCCTGTCGCACCATAGGTTGAGGTGTAGCAACAGACATTCGCAAGGCTTGTCTTACTGTACTGAGCCTTGACAGTCTGAGATTTGCCATCCGGGGGCACATTGACAGGGATAGCATACAGACCTGTCTTAGCACCTGCTCCTCCTCCACCTGCCGATTGAGTGACGGACTTGCCGTTAATATCGTAGATGCGTGAGGATTGACTACCGCTTATCTCACCTTGAGCGTTTGGCATATCACCGACTCTCACAGGCTCTGCTACGCTATCCCAAGTCTGTTTGGATGGGTTATCGGAGTAATTGCTCTCAAGGATGTGCTTACTACCCTTGTTGGCATATCCTGCGGTAACGCAACGTGCCTTACCTGATGCGAGAGGGTTTACAGGCTCAAAAGCCATAGTGTTCTGAGATTTTTCAAAATACTCTCGTGTGGTGGTGCGGCCCACGCTACTTATGACCGCTCTCGCTTTATCTCTGTCGGTACAGCCCTCAAGAACATCCTTGAGGAGTATTCCTCTGTCCTCAGGCTGTTCGATGTCACCGAAATTGGTCACATAAAACCTCTGTCGGTTTTGGGCTGACACGAGAGCCGAGTTTATGTAGGTAAACCTTACGGCAGGGTCAACACCGACTCCGAGTTCGGTAGCGATTTGGTCTTTGATAGCCTGTGATGCCGATTTGTTGTTCTCGTAGAGGAACAGGTCAGGCTTGAACTTTTCCTTAGCGATAAGGTAGTTCTTGAACAACTCCCAACCGATGCCCTCCGCAACAACCTCTCGTTTGTCCGGGGATTGGGCGATACTCCAATAGGTGCAAGGTGAGCCACCTATCAGTAACTTAATCGCCATCAGTCATCCTCCTCACAGATTGCTTTCAAAAGGTCTTTCATCATACCCTTTTTAACGTGGTCGATAGCCTGTGCGGCACCCTGAACTGTCTGCAACATCTCAAGGGTAGTAGCATCGGAACGGACAATAGATGCCGTACATTCTTTGCCATCCTTTTCGTGGTCACAGGCGAGAATAAGGGAATTGGTTTGAGAGGTGAACTCCACCTCATCGGTTTCAAGGTTTCTGATTGTGATTTCAAACTTTTTCATAACTTAATCTCCTATAAAGTAGCAATTATTTTTCTTGTAGGTGGTGCATCGCTTCTTGTAACTCTTGACAAGGTAGCCGATGTCATCCACGAAATCGTAGCAGATGGGGTCTGCTTTGCCCTCGCACACTCGTGCAATTCTGCCGATGCTCTGAGTGATGACAGCGTAGTCTTTTTGAGGAGTCACCATAAACAATCGCTCAAGACAGGGTATATCCAAACCCTCTTTGGCGAGTGAGTAGGTGGCGAATAGGTACTTTTTCTTGCCTGTACGCATATCCTCAAGAGCCTGTTCTCGCTCAGCCTTGCCCTTTTTCGATGTCATCTTTCCGCTTATCATCACAGCGTAGGGTTTCATCGTGGGCGGTAGTAGAGCCATAATGTTTTCAAGATGCTCCAATCTGTCGGAGAGTACCAAACACGAGTGACCTCGTTCCTTGAATAAGCAATCGTGGATGAACAGCGTTCTATCCCAATGCTCACATAAGTAGGTAATCAGTTTGGTGTAGTTCAACGTGCCGTCTGTATTCAAGCAGTCACGGCTTATCTTGACTCCTGTACCGACAGGCTTGATGCCGACTCTCATAACCTTGTCTGCCACGGCTTCATCCGGCACGGTGTAAACCACACCACCGAGGAGAGCGTAGGTTGCGATAATCATTCCATCAGACCTGTGGACTGTTGCTGACAATCCGTATTTGTGTCTTGCTGACAGGCTGTTGAGTACCTTAGAGAACTGAGTCATTGCTGTGGGTGTTCCTGCAACTCTGTGGCACTCATCTACGATGATGACATCCCACATATCCTTGTATTGAGCAAGGTCGAGTTTACACATCGTCTGAATGGTGGCGAATGTGACTCCCTTGCCGATATTGACCTTACCCTCGGTGATAGTACCGATTAGGGATTTGTCCATATATCGCTCGGCTCGTTCCTTACTCTGCTTTACGAGGTCGAGTGTGTGACACAGCCACAAGGCTCGTCTGCCGTACTCTCGGATGAGAGCGATACCCATTTGGGTTTTTCCGCTTCCTGCTTTACTTTGCAGGATGCCGTACAAGCCCTCGTGGGCTTCCTTGACGGCTTTTTGTTGGTAGGGGTAGAGAGGAATAGGGTTTCCGTAGTCAATACTCTCGTATGGCTTGAAATCGCTCTCGCAGGGGCATCCTCTGAGCATCGGTGCAATCTGTTTCAAACATCCGTAAGGGATGATGACCTTGCCACCGTGTACCTCATAGAGATACAGCCATTGAGGAGTGTTTCCGAGCCAAAATCCCATCCGAGCCTTTTTGCTGTACTCAGGGTTAGGGATTTTGAGATTTGACTGACACCACGTTATAATCTCCGGGGAGGGGTCTGTTATGGTGATGTTGTTGCTGACAACTACTTGCATCGTTTCACCCACCTCTCAAGTGGCATACCATACTCGTAGATTTCTGCGGTTGAAAGAGATGACTGAGCGTTCATATAAGCCTTGATGGTGAAAAAGGGTATCATAAAGATTTCCTCGTTCACTTTGAGAGCAAACCAACCCTCGCCATTGCCACACTCTTTCCAAAGGGTCATAGCCAATTCTTGATTGTCCTCCACTCTGCTGAGAGGGAACTTTCCATCGGAGCAGACCTTTGCATCAATCAGATAGGCTTTGCCGTTCTTAGCGGCGAGAACATCCGCAGGTTGTCCTGCTTTGTTCTGTGCAAGATTGTGAGTCCAAAAGCCGTAGCCATACAGGATGTCACACAACTCAGACTCAAAGGAGTTTCCTAACGCTCTGTTACTCATACTTAGCCATCCTCCCCTCAATCTTTTCGGTGTAGGAGGTAGAGTAGATACCTTTATCCCACAACCTCCACGCTCCTGTGGGGCCGCAGTTATAACGCATCAGAGCCTTTGTGATGTCACCATCGGTCTTTTCAAGATGACCTGCGATAATGGTGATGCCGCAAAATACATTCTGATAGGGGTCAAGGAAATCGGTGATGCCGTATTCCTCAGAGAGCCATTCGTGATTGACACTATTTATCTGCATCAATCCGTAATCGTTAGTGCCGGAGATGATGTTCGGTCTGAAAGAACTCTCGGTTTCAATCATCGCCATAATCAGAGCCACAGGCACGTTGTTCTGCTCACACAGCGTGAATATGTAGTCCTGCAAATCTTTGCTGAGGGGAACATCGAAATACTCAACCTGCTTTTCTACAGGAACGATAACGACCTGTTCTGCCGTACTCTCTGTTGGCGGCTCCGTCACCTCAACGATAAGGGGAGTGGATGTGACAGGTGCTTTCGTAACCTCCGCTACATCATCTTTTGCATCTACCGCAGACACTCTGCCAAGCATAAATCCCAACACAATGCCGATAATGAATATAATCGCCACTATGGTGAGCAGTTTTCTCTTTAGGCGAGGAGTCCACCTAATTACATATTTTTGTCCGTAAGTCATTGTTGCACCTCATCCGTAGGCTCGTGACCATACTTTTTCAAGTACCATTCACGATACGCTTTCTCGTTTTGTGGGTCTTTGTAGAAATCTTGTATTGCTTGAGCCATACCCACGATTGGTTTAGCGAGGTTGGATATTTGGCTTTGAGATAACTCAACAGGCATTTTCTGCTTCCGTCAAAATCTCATCGCACACCTTGAGAACTCGCTGTGCCTGTGGGTATGTGTAAACACCGTTGATGATGCTCGACATCAAAGGCGGCTGAATTTCAATTCCTCGCTCTCTTAACTGAAAAATCAACCACACTTGAGTTTTACCGAGTTTCTTTAGACGGTCTTTAATCTGATACATAGATTTCACCTCCTGTTTTCTGAATTTTTAGATTTCAAAATTCGGAATACCTCTTGACAATTTACGGATTTTAGTGTAGAATATTATTGTTCTTATAAATTCATAAACCCTATGTCAGGACTGAAAATCGTTACTTTTCAGCCCCAACTTTCTTATTGCCAAATCTGTATTTCGGATTTCTTGTTCTTATTATAAATCTAAATTTCGGATTTGTCAAGGGGTTTTTGAAAAATTTTAGATTTATTTTTCAAAAGGAGTTCTAAATTATGGATTTCGCCACTAATTTCAAGCGAATTTGCACCGAAAAAGGAACTAACCCCACCTCTGTGTGTAAAGAATTGGGGGTCAGTACCTCTAAAGTCAATCTGTGGAACAATGGCTCACTACCTAAGCAGGAAATGCTCCTCAGACTTGCTCAACACTTAGGATGCTCTGTTATGGATTTCTTTGCTGATGAGGAGGATTTATTGAGAGCGGCTAAACCTGAGAACGATGACGAGTTTGACATTCTTAGGGTGTTCCGTATGCTTGACCGCAGGACAAAACACGAGTTTATGTCTATGGTTTACGAGTACGAGAACAAAGCCGAGTTACAGGGGGATAAGGGAGAAACAGGCTCGGCTGTTGGCTGATATTAGAAAAGAAAAAGTCATCCCTTTTGAGGTCGTACAGACCTACCAAGAGATGACTAAGCGTAGAAAAGTATTGGAGGTGAAATTATGGTCAAAGCGGTAATCTATGCTCGGTACTCATCACATAACCAACGTGAGGAGAGTATTGAGGGTCAGTTAAGAAAATGTCACGATTTTGCCGAACAGAACGGATTTGCTATCATTGAGGAATACTGCGACCGTGCCATCTCAGGTAAGACAGACAATCGTGCTGAGTTTCAGCGTATGATAAAGGACTCTGAAAAAGGACATTTTCAAGCCATCATTATGTACACTCTTGACCGCTTTGCTCGTAATAGATATGACTCCGCTATGTATAAAGCGAAACTCCGTAAGAATGGAGTACGACTGTACTACACCGAACAATCTATCACGGATGAGCCGGAGGGTATAATTCTTGAGTCCGTCCTTGAGGGTATGGCTGAGTATTACTCCGAAAACCTCTCAAGAGGTGTGAAACGTGGTATGAAAGAGAACGCTCTAAAATGTATGATAACAGGTGGCTATATGCCTTTGGGCTATCGAAAGACCGCCGACAAGAAATTTGAGATAGACCCTGCGACCGCTCCTATTGTCCGAGAAATCTTTGACTTATATATAAATGGAAAGAGCCAACGGCAGATAGTGGATATACTAAATGAAAAAGGCTATCGTACCGCTAAAGATATGCCTTTTAGACTCGGAAGCATCTCAGGTATATTGGTAAACACCAAATACATTGGACTCTACACCTTTGATGATGTGGTCATAGAGAATGGCATACCTGCTATAATAGATAAGGATGTTTTTGAAAAGGCTCAGGAGATGCTCAAAAAGAATAAGCGAGAGTCCGGGCGAATGAAAGCCCCTATGCAGTATCTCTTAACAGGCAAGGTATTCTGCGGCCTTTGCGGTAGTCCTATGGCAGGTGAAAGTGGAACAGGCTCTCAAGGAACTATCTACAATTATTATAAATGTCAAGACCGAAAGAAAAAACATAACTGCATCAAAGCCAATGAGAAAAAGGATTGGCTTGAGCGGATTGTTGTAGAGGAAACTGTAAAACAAATTTTGCAACCTGAGGTCATTGACGAGATAGCCTGTAAGGTCGCAGAATTGGCTGAGAACGAGTTTAATGATAAGAGCCGATTACTTTCCTTACAAAGTGAGTTAAAGAGCGTACAGACAGCCATACGCAACCTCCTGCGACTTGTGGAGCAAGGTATTGATACTGAGGACATCGGAGAACGACTGCTCGACCTCAATTCTCAAAAAGCAGACCTGCAAAAGCAGATTGGTAAAGAGGAAAATAAAAAGCCGATGTTGACGAAAGACAGGATAGCCTTTTGGCTCACCGACTTTATCAACAACGGCGATATTAACGATATTGATTACCGACAGCGTATTATTGACACGCTTGTAAATAGGGTGTTTGTATTCGATACCGATGATGGTGGACGAAAGATTGTAATTACCTATAATACGAGCAATAATATGAAATCGACTATAACCCTATCTGACATAACTAAGTGTTCGGATATTAAGGGTTTCGCTCGACCACAACCGACAAATCCGAACTTTTTTATAATCAAGAAATGTGTCGGCATTGTCATCGAAATACCGGGTAGAGGGTAAATCCCCCTACCCGGTATTTCGTTTTACTCAGTAGTATCGTCCTCAGTAAGTACCTCACCGACTGCTCCGACCTGCTCAATCATATTGACAGTCTTTTCATCAGCACCCAACTTTTCGGCGGCATCGGCTGTCGCTTCCGTGATAACCTTAACGCTCTTAGCATCTACGATGCCCTCCATAAGGCAGTACACGACCGTGGGGATGATGGTCATAGCGGCACCTGCGATGACCTGTACCACCTCATTATCACCAACGAAGAGAGTGATGATACCTGCGATGGCTGTGATTGCCGCAATGATGAACTTACGGCTTGTGAGTTTCTTGATGATGTTATTGTTCATAACAATACCTCCTTATACCTTTGTAAGATATTTAATATCAACAGCACCTGTTACAGCACCTGTTGCCTGAGTGGAAATGACCACACGAGAGCCTTTGATTTCTCTCACATAGAGGAGAGTGTCGTAAACCCAAGAGGAGAACTTAGTGGTCTTACCATAGACAGGAGCGTTCTTAGCCATCTTGACCTTATCGCCCACTTTAATGGTTTCGACCTCAGGAACTACCTCAGGTTTAGGCTCTACAGGAGTTTCAGTAGTAGCGATGAACGCATCCGTGAAACCTGCGGCCTTAGCCTTTTTGAGCATATTCTCAGCATTTTCCTTTTTGCTGTAAGCACCAATCTGCACTCTGTACAAGATTTTCACCTCCTTATCAGACTGACCCAACCTCTTGTTTACCTCCTCGGCAATCTGAGGGTGTCTGTCGTAAAGATATTTGCCCGGACAGGACTTGTTGGCAAACCAACGATGAACTGTCATATTCTGCTTGTCCACCTGACCGATGAGGGATTTATCTGCTTTCCAAAGCAACTTTTTGATGTTGTTTCTCTTGCAGATGTCGGTCACGAGGTCAATGAGGGCCGCATAAGCCTTGTCGGTTACTGCATACGGCTCTGTGGTATCAGATGCCACCTCGATAGTGATTGCACGTTGGTCATTGGATTTGGAGGATGTACACCAAGAGCGGTTTTTCTCCTCTACATAAAGACCAATCTCGCCATCGTAGCCAATGCCGTAATTAGAGGATGCCTGTCGAGAGGTAGGGAGAAAAATCTCACCAATTCTCTGAGCAGTACATTGACCTACTACGCAATGGATTGTGATGGTATCAATCTCGTGTGTTCTCTGACCTGAGTGGTTAGGACTCAGTACCTTTACCGTGGCTAACGGACTGTTAGAAAATGCCATAATATTACCTCCTAAGTAATAATATCCCAAGTTTTTACCTCAGAATAAATTTTATCAATGAACGAGTTACCTTTGAGGGCTTTGTATGCTTCATAGAGCATTACAAAGTTCTCATATTCATATTGTCGGATTGTTTCTTTGTCGTGATTGTGATAGTAGATGCGTAACATCTCACTACGCAACTGACATCTTGTGCCGTCCGATATTTTTCGGATGCTGACGATGACAGGAACAATCACACCGACTAAAATTCCAATCTCTGCAATGAGAGCGGTTAGTGATGTGAGTGTCATATCTCGTCATCCTCCTTATGGTCAGGTGATTTCGGAAAGACCACGTTGAACGGAAATCCCTCCTGCTCCGGCAAATCTCTGAGGGCTTGACGATACTTAGCCCAAGCGTTAGAAGCGACTGCCGCCAACTTCTTGAGCCAATGTAACCAATCGCTGAACGAAATACCTGTAGGTGCTTCCGGGAGCATACTGTCAAGAGTGAAATGCTTATCGGACTCGTAGAGCAGTTTGTTACGGAGTTTACGAGCCAACTCTGCGGCCCTCTCCTCATCCTGCTCCTCACAGGCGATGCGATATGCGTTTTCAAGCACATCGTCCATCTCACTCTTGATTTGGTTGCTGACTGCTTCAAGTCGAGCAAGTCTTTTCTCGGTGTTGTTCTGCTGAATACTCATTGTGTACTCCTCCTTTTAATTCGTAATAATAGTGGGTCATCCTTTG